ATAGATAATTTATCTGTGTTATCAAATTACAAATAATCTCATCTATCTTTTGTAACACTACATTAAGTGTATCACATGGTTCAGCCACTATACATGGTAATTCAGGACCATCATAGACAATAGTACTAGATATAGTTAAATGAGTGCTACATGGATTGTTGTTATTACAACTACTATTGGTAATTGTAGAACTACACCCACAAGGACTATTTAAGACTACGTCTGTACAACAAGGATTAACTGGTAAAAAAGGATATGCCATTTTGATAAGTTATTAAGGAATATAAATAATATAACGACAACCAATTGATGGTTGAATATTAGAGTGAGCATCTCCACTACCTATAGCAGAATTAGTAACAAAAACATTTTGTCCTGCTCCTGTTCCTTTTAATCCTGTTACACTTGAAGTAGTAGGAAGAAAACTAGGAGAAGTATTTTCTGGAAACGAATCACAATCTCCATCACAATTAACTCTGTTAGCTTGAAAACCATGATCTACAGAAGTATGAATATGTCCTGGATCATTAATTGTTACTGTAGCACTATGTGTATGATTTGGAATTTGTGTAAGGTTTAATGTTATTTGATTTGCTCCTGTAACAGTTCCTATAGAATAATTAGGATTACCTGTAATAGTAGGATCAACTGCTGCTGCCATTGTTCCTCCTAACATTGTACCATCTGTAACACCAACTAATGTTCTACCTCTCATATCAGGAGTACCATTGTTACCATTACATAAATAAATATTAATCCAATCTCCTGTACCAGCTCCAGATCCATTAAAATATGTTATTGGACCATAATAAGGAACAACAGCATAAGGAACCATTCTGTTTTTTATTAATGTATTTTGACCAGATGAATCTATGTAGTCTTGAATTAAAGCATCTAATTCATCTATTTGCACATATGTATTAGGTAAATTAAGTAGAAGTCCATTAAAATCTGTTTTTAATGTACACAGTGTATCAATTGTAACTTGTAATATAGAATGTGTACCAGAAGATGATGTAACTCCTGCTAAACAATTTGTTGTGTAAGGAGCTTCTATAACATTAATAGCTTCATCTAATAAATCTAATTCTTCCTGTAATTTACATGTAGCTTTAATTAAAGCAATAGAAAGATCTAATACATTAATGTCTCTACACGTTGGAAGATATTGTTTCACTACATCACAAATAATTGATGAGTTAATATCTAATATAATTCCTGTACCATCTAATGTAGATGTAAGAAACGTAATTAGTGCTTGTTCTACAAAAGATAGAGAATCACCAGTTTGAATTCCTAAGACAGGAACATCTATTCCTGTATATTTTACACATCTGTCAGAGACAATCTCTGTACATCCATTGTAACAATTTGAGCAAGTTGACATATTATTTTATTTTATATTGTTGTTGTTGTAGTTGTTGTTGAACTGCTACTAGTTGTTGAAGTGCTACTAGTTGACGTACTGCTAGAACTAGTGGTAGTTGTTGTAGGACAAGTTCCTAATGTACTTGAGTACATTCCTGCTGATAACCCTGTACTTCCCCATTCAGAATAAGTACCAATAGGATAATAACTAGAATTAAGTAATGGTTGTAATAAAGGAGCAAGTTCTTCAGATGCATAAATCCATTGACTACCATCATAATATAAACTACCAGGGTAACCTCCCCCAAGTTCATAAACAGGTCTACTATTTTGAAAAGGAGCATTTCCTAATATTGGTAATTGTACTGTATATGCAACAGGGTTTTCATCACCTACAGATTCTTGAAAAATAGAAAAACATATAAATTCAGAACAATCTCCTATTGAAGAATCAACTACAAAAATCTGGTCATCAATAACTTCCCAAGTACCTGTAGGATAATCTTGAGCAACTGAAGAAATATATGAAAATACATTACCAATTGTTGCATTATATAATTCAGAGACAACCCATTGATTTACATAATCCCCTGATGTAGAGAACCATATATAAACAGGTTCATCAAAACCTACCCATTGAGTTGTACAATCTGGCAGAAGAAGTTTATAATATGGTTTTCCATTTATTAATCCTACTTCAGGTTCAACAGTACAAGAATATAGATCACCTGGAGCTTCTCCTCCCATGTAGAAACACATAGAAGCTATAGTAGTGGTAGTTGTCGTAGTGGTTGAACTAGTTGAAGTGGTTGTACTGGTGCTAGTTGAGGTGCTACTAGAACTAGTAGTGGTTGTAGTAGGTTGAATAGTAGTACTAGTAGTTGTTGTAGGATTTGGTACAATTGTAATGTCACAAGGTTCTTCTAAACAACGTTCTGGTTCATTACATTTACTAACACATCCTGATGTAAGACGAATCACTCTACTAGCAATCATTTGTACAGAGTAGGTATGCACATAATTAGGATTGTAATATTTGTACATAAGAATTCTTCTATATCCAATTAGTTGAAGTATGTCATTAGAAGGCACAGATTTATTCAACATATATGAAATATTGTTGTATAAGTTGTTGCCAAGTTCTGCCAACTTGCAATCTATTTTCTTAATTAAAGAAGGAATGTTTGCACATTCTGGACAATTAGTTAGTCTTGGTGATAACATAATCAGGTTTTTTATTTTTCAACTTTAGATGCACATTGTCCACATAACCCATTGGTTAATTGACATCCACATCCCACTCTAGCTCCGCATGAAGTACATTGTGCCATAATTAATAAAAGTTTATTAGGTAGTTGTTACCAGAACAACCACAGTTGGATTTTAAAAAGTTGTTTAACATATTATCTGCTTGAGCATATAATGTGTTTGATTCATATTCTGCACAGTTATTAGCTGCTGAAATAGCTCCTTGAATAAAGAAGTTGATTGTATTTAATTGTACACTAGATTGTGTTTTAAGGGCCATATCGCATACCATCATGTTTAATTGAAGAAATGCGTTATCAAACTTTTCTTGAAGTTTATCAACACGTAATATTGTCTTCTCTACATAGTTTGCATATGCAGGAGCAACAGAATATTTAATTCTATATATTCCATCAGGAAGAGCTTGATTGCAACCAGGATCTGTTATTCCTAAATTAGATGATGTAAATACATTGATTTCATTAGGAACAAAAGGTAATATTTTGGTTCCAAATCCAGGAATGTCAATCTCAATAGATGGTGCAGAAACCACTGGAGGATTGGTAGGATATACAGAAGCATCTGCAACACCAAGTGTAAGTACACTATAAGTAGGAACTACTAATATATCTAATTGTAAGTTTGCCATGTTGTTTTTAAATAAATATGCCAGAGGATGTGAGTTATCCTCTATCCCCTGGCATAGGTTATTATTAATTTACTCTCTTCTTTTATTCTTAAGGAATAAGAGTAGAAGTAGTAGTTGTTGTAGATACAGGAGCACTAGAAGTTGTAGTGGTTGTAGTAATACAAGCATTGTTATCAACTACAGTTCCTAAAGCAGCTTCTAAAATTGTTTCAAAAGTAGAAGTTAAGTTACTACCACCTTGAGGTACAGCAAGAATCACTGTAGAATCTTCCATGATATAATCACCCCATTGGTACTCAGATTTGTTATACTCGTTGAATTTAATATAGAAAGTGTTATAAGTAGCACCATCAGATACCCAAGACTCAAAGTTCTCGTTGTAACCATTCATTCTATATAAATGTTTCAAGTAACCAGCTTGGTAACTGTAGAAGTTTTTCTCTAATTGAGCAATTTCTGCAGATGTACCAGTAGCATAAGAAGCACGTTGTCTAATAATAGGATCAGCAACTAAATTACAAGCATCTGCTACAATAAAGTCAGCAGTTGTAGCTGGACCAGAATAAACAAAAGTTCTAAAAGACATTCTATCATATTCAAAAGGGAACGCTGCGATATCACAAGGTTGACCATATTTAGTTAATGGTTTTCCTGTAATACGTAATGTAGTTCCACCTATATTTTCAAATGTATAGAATGTAGAGAAAGAAATGTTGTCAGGGTTGTTTCCTGGAGCTTTCAAGTTTAATTGATAGATCAAGTCATTGATGATAGTGTTAGCACTTACATCATCACATGGATTGTCATCACAATTACAACATGGAGCTTGGATAGTTACTGAACGAGTGAAACCATTGAAATACAATGTATCAATATAAGAAGAGTGAGCACGTAAAGTTAACGTGATAACTTCTCCACATTGTACAGTGAAATTAGTTACATCAGTAATTTGGTTTGCCGCAGTTGGACATCCTGATACTTTGTACCATTCTGTTACATTTTGACCTGTACCAGCATTGTTTTTACCTGAAATCTTGTCAGATCTTTTTGATCCTTGTAAATAAGTGTTTGTTCTACCTTGAGCTACGTAAAAGTAAGGAGCAGAAGCAATTGGATTTGTACCAGCAGCAGTAACATATGCATAGTTACTACCAAAGATACCCACAATACCTTCATCTAGGTCTTGTGTTGAGCCAGAGCTAGGGACAGCAGTTTGCCCTACTGGAACCACGAATAACGTGGTTAATGAAAAATCAGCCATTTTTATTTATTTTAAATGTTAATAAAGTTTATTCGTTTGTTTGTATTCTGAATTGAGCACTCTGAGCTGCAGAAGCATTTTCAGTATACATTGCTAGATTTTGTACTGTAAGATCTAACAATTCATCTTCTAAATATAATTCAAGTTCACAATCTTGATCAAATGATGGACTACCATCTAACATTATATATCCTGTCTTATTTATATATTGAGGATATCTCATGTACATTATGTAAACTTTTGTTGGTGTGAATGTACCATCTGTAAAATAACTTATCTCATCTGATGATAAAGAGTTGAATGTTTCTTGGTATTCAAAACTTGGTTTGTAATGATCGTTATTCATAATGAACTGAAGATCACCATGTTTTGCAAGATCTCGATTAATCCAAATCTTTCTATCCTTACATCTTCCTTTGTCTGCTAAAACATATGAATCTATATAGAACATATATTGTGGCTCAAGATTGTGTACATACGTACACCATTGATTTATTTCAGGATTCTTTAATACAAGATCTAGAGGTTGGTGATTATAATTCATTATAAGACTTTGTAAGTCTTCATAACGTTTCTTAAACGAATCCATCCCTAATCCACTAGTAACACTAAGACCATCAACTTTTTGTTTTATCAACTTGATCTGAGCCTCATTCAAAGCTAAGATTTTGTCTTCTAATTGAATCTGTTGGTGCTCATTAGTTGATAGCTTATTTAGTTTCTGATCGATCTTATATAATAAACTATCTACTGGTATCATATTCTTTTATATTTATAAAACTAGCCTCTTAAATAGAAGCTAGTTTTTTAGTTTTTAATTTGCCTTCTAATACTAATAACTCATCTTGGTTATCATCATCAGCAAGGAATTTAATTAAATCTTCTTCATCTTTAGCTATTTCAAACTCTCCTTCATAAACCTTACCGTTAGGTTTGATTCTGTAGATAGAATGTGCAACAGCTTGTTTTACTAAATCTTTAATATGGAGTAAACTCTCTTTCATGTCAGCAAATCTATTGAACACTTCAACTGGATTTAATCCTGAATATTTACCATTCTTGAATTCAGTTTGTTTCAATACATTATCTACTAAGTTATACACCACTTCTTCTTTTGAATCTTCTGATACTGGAAGACCTAATAGTCTTGCAACTTTACGTTTTTTCTCAGGAGTCATAGAATCAAACTTAACAATTGCTTTGTTGATCAATTGTTTTTTCTTGAAGATCACTGCATTCTCAATCTCATCATCAACAACATAAAACTGTGTTTCTGCTGGATATTCTCCTCTTTCCCATGCTTGGTGAGAAGATGCAATAGTTGGATGTACTCTCAACCATGAAAAGGCTATTTCTTGGAAAGCATTTGATAAATCAAAATAGTTATCACCATCCATTAATTTAACTGCTTGTACGTGAGTTTGATCATCTGGAGATAATGACAATCCATAGTTCCAAAATTTAGAACGTGGTCCTAAGTCAATATCACCTATTTCACTCTCAAGTTTTGCTCTAAGAGCAGTTACTCTTTCAACTTCAAGTTCTCTTTCAGTATCATCTTTGATACGTCTAATGTAAGCAGCATCTGGATCAAGTCCTGTTCTATACTTACCATCTAATTCCTTATAAGGATATTTGAATACACCTGTTCCAGGGATTCTTGTCATTCCTTTTTGTGCTAACCCACTATCCATTGTTTGTAACTGAGAACTATTATATTCTCTCTTAATAGTAGAAATTTTGCCTGTTTTACCCATAATGTAGTTATTTAATAATATTTGGTTTAATTTGTAGAGTGTTCCCATTGAAGGGAATGCGACTGGGAAATCCCAATCCATCACTCTTGTTTATTTTTTAAAGTGCTCAGTTATAGCAGAATGTATAATAGGGCACTAGGTTTGAGAATCATCCCCTCGTAGGAGGGAGAGGAGTTGAGGGGATTCTTCTCGAATAAAAGAGTTACTCTGGTACGCCTACAACTAGTAAAAGTGATTATTCTTCTTGGCGTAGTAACTACTATTATTTTTATTAGAATTGTGGCATTTCCTCAATCAACACAGTTCTAGATAAGTCTTCAATACATCACATCTGTCTTTCATCCAGATTTCGTATCCTGGGAATTTGTTAGCTGAACTCATACCTTGAGACTTAGCAAAACCTAAGTGGTGACGAGTACCATCAATATAACCCCATGTCATAGAAGGAGCACCTTTCATTCTCACTTCTCTAATATTGTTTACCATTGAACCATCAGACATTGGAGAAACATCAAACACCATAAATACTGGAGTAGATTTTTTGTTTTGTCCAAACTCTAAGTTAGTTTGAGGTAAATCTAATTCTTTTAAGTGGATCAATTCAACTCTACCAGTCTCACGAGTTACCATTGCATCAAATGCAAAGTTGTAAGTGATATGTTGTCCTTCACCTTGCATATATCTGTTTCCAGAATCTGCCATGAAAGTTAATCCAGAGTTTAATGCATCATTTTTCAAAGCTTGTTGGAACACGTCAAAACCAGCCTCGTTAGTGTACATTTTAACACTTCTATCTTTTACATCCACACGTCTGTAGAATAAATCTCCAAATACTGAACGGATTAAGTTAGCAGAGAACTCACCTCTGTTGTATTGTACTAAGTTACCATTGTTTCTCATTCTGTGGTAAACACCAGCAGATGTACGTTTCAATTCTTGTTTAGAACCGTTAGTTTTAACTGTACCAGGCTTAGCCCAAATCATACGTTTAACTTTCAATTCTAACATTGATTTACGCATCCAGAATTCGATGAACGGTTCCCATTTAACATCATTACGAGTTAAAGGTAATTGGTTACGTCTTTGTGGAGCATATACTAAAATGTCTAATGGTTTACCAGAAGCATCTCTCATCATTTTGTCATCAGCCCACTCAGTGATTTTGTGCTCATATCCATATGCAGAACCTAAAGATTCAAACATAGTGATTTGCTCACCTAATCTAGGAAGACCTAATAAGTCTTGATCAAACTCACCAATAGCAGCGTCAACTAATTCTAGCTCAACACCATATTGTAAAAAGATAGGATTTACATAATCAACAACTGGGTTGTCAGTTACTAATGTGAATGTGTATAAGTAACCCATGTTCCAAGGCACAGGATCTTTGATTACGTAGAATCTAGGACCATATTGACGTGTACCTACAGAAACGATAGCATTTTTAGAGAATTCATTAGTATCTAATACTAAAGTGAATTCTTGACCATCGATACCTGTTTTACCAGACGTAATTAAATCTTGTGTGGTAGAAGGAATGTCAATAATTTTTGGGAACTTGTAAGGAACAGCTACTTGCCATTTCCAAGCATCACTATTATTATCAATGTAATAAGGTGTGCTTTTGTTGATCATGTCTAAGAAGTCATTACTGTATAACGAGCTCTGAGTATATAAAGAGATAATCTTTTTATCATAATCTGCAGGCTCAGTCGAGTGAAAACTCTCTAAGTGATTTGAGTCTGTAAGTTTCCCTACTGCACGTTTGTCCATAGACGCAACACGAGCATAAGTAAAACCTGTTAACCCAGGGATAGTTTGAATTGCCATTGTTTATTCGTTTTTTTGTTAATTATTAATTTGTTTTGTTATAAGAACCATGAATTAGGATTAGATTTTGAACCAGTAGCTCCAGTTGATTTAACTTTAGTTACTTGTCTTGCAACTTCTCCAAATAACTCGTTAGACTTTTTAGTCACACCTGTTTTTTGTATAGTTGATAATGTAGGATCTTTTTCTAACATCTTCATGATAAGCCCTAACTTAACTTTCATTACATGATTCTCTGGTCTTTTCATATCCAGAATAGCACGATCAAAGTCTGTAAGAGTTTCTCCTGTAGGAGTTTTCCACTTATCAACTAATAAGAAGTCTTGTAGTTCGCCTGCTAATGTTGGATTGATAGGAATACCATCAAACTCTTTTGATTTTATTTTATCATTAAGAATGTCTTGAACGTTCTTAATATATTGATTTCTAATTTGTGCTTTTTGTTGTAATTCTTGTTCAGCCTTAACTTCCATTTGTTGCAACTTAACTGCTTCTTTTTTAACTAACACCTTGTGATGTTTAGTAGCTACGCTTTCAAGATCACCATAATTTTTAAATCTTTCAATCTCTGTATCAATATCTTCATTATCAAATCCTTGATCTAATAATGCTTGTCTCACTACTCTTGCTTGATTATCTTCATCACTAAGATCCATTTCAGCAAAACTAACTACTTGATTGTAAGTTCCAAAATACTCTTTAGGATTAACTCCTTTTACAAATATGGCTTCAAATGCTTGTTGATAATCTTCTCCAAATTGTCCTATGAAATTATTAACTGTTTCAATTGCACCTTTCTTCTTTTCTTCATTGAATCGTTCTAAGAACTCTTCTGCAGTGGAGATTGGTTCTTGATCTTCATCTTCATCAGAAGTGAACACTCCTAATTTATAAAGATCGTTTGCAAGAGCAGTGAATTGTGTACCTTGTGGTTCATCCTCATCTCCATCAGCAGCAGCTTCTGTAGCTTTTGCAGGTTTTGCTGGAGCAGGTGTATCATCTTCATCATCATCTTCAGAATCACTCAAGAAATCAGAAATCATTGATTGTCCTTCTTGTTTTTCTTCATCTGTTTTACCATCAACGCTTTTAGGAGGAACAATGTCCTTACCTTTTGGTACTGCTGGTGCATCTGGTGCAGCAGGAGCATCTGCGTTTTTAATAATAGGTTGAACATCATCTGGATTAGAAGATGCTGTCTCAGGTTCGAATAATCCTTGAAGCAATTCTTGGTTACCCATACCCATTTCCATAGTATCTTGAATACTAAAGTTACCCATAGTTTCTAAATTATCAGCCATATGTAGTTGTATTTATGTTTGGTTTATTATGTAAAAGTATAATAAGAGTTTTTAATATCAAAGGAATATACATCAATGTGATCCAATTTTCCAGATAATATAGCATTAATATTATTTACCCCTCCGAAGAGGGGCAACTTTTTTAACCTTTTTTGTTATTTCTACCCTTTGCGTTCTCTTTAGCAACAGCAAGATCGTTTGCCATATTCTCTCTAGCTACAGCAATTTTCTCCATTTCTATTTGCTTCTTATCGCTAGATTCTTTTGATTTAACTTGTATCTCTTGCATTTTCAATTGATATGCTTGAGCAGCTTTAGATTGATCATTTGATAATTTACTAACTTCTAAAGCATCAGCCACTCCTGAATTATCAACATCTGCTGCTGCATTTTCATTTCTACCTAATGCATTAATAAGAGCAACTTCTTTTTTATTGATTCTATCAAGTTCGTTTTGGTAATCCTCATGAGCTTGATCAGCTTGTTTCATTTGAATAGCTTGTTGCATTTGAGCTTGTGCTTGCTGAGCTTGTTGTTCAACTTTTTGTTGTTCAAGTTGTTGAGCTTGTTGTTGTTGAGCAAGTTGTTGATCTCTAAGGTCTTTGAATGTTTTCTTCATTTCTCTCATAGACTTAGTGCTGTAAAGCTCAATAACATCGTATAATGAACCACCATTCTGCATCAAAGGTTGTGCCAATTGACGAAGCTCATTAAACATTTGTGTATCTTCAGGTCTATTAGTTAAGAACACTTTCAAGTCACGGAATTTAAGGTCTGACCCATTCACTTGTACAAAAGCAGCTTCTCCTTCATTTGTAATATATGAAAGTGTAGATTGTGGCTTAGATGATTCTACATAAAGAGCAGCATCTATAATAGCTTGGTACAATTGTCCCATTACATATTCATGTGCCACAAACAGAGGCTCTGTCTGAGAATAACTTTGTTGCATAGCAGTGTTAGTACCTGTAGCACTTTCTGATGCAGCTATTGATCCCATACGTTGTCTAGACATACCTACAAGTTCCCAACACTCAGCTTTAAGTTGTTGTGCTAGTGTATATCTAGATTGAATCTCCTGCGTACGTGTAAGATCAAGAGCTGTAAACTGATTGAATGAACTAGGACTCTTCATGTTTTCTGGAGAGTCATCAATAAATACCACTCCTCTGTTACGTGCTTCCATTTCCCATATGTCAAGAGCATCTTGTGCATCTCCATCTTTAGGAATAGGAATATGTCTTAATGACATAAGTTGAACCTTACCCACTTCTTTCTCAAGAAGTTTGTACAATTGATTCATACATACGTTATATAGCACTTGGAAAGGTTTCATAAGATCAACTAAGCTTTTAGCTTCTGTATTCTTCACCTCATATGTTGTTCCTATAATAGGACAATAGTTTAAAAGCTTGAATGGTTTAATGTGATAGATGTCTGGTCCAATCTTAGTTCCTTGATACCATTCATTAATCCATCCCCATTCTAATGATTGTTGTGTAGGCATTGTGCCTGATTTATAAGTTTCATCAACAAGCATAGATTGTTCATTACCCATCTCATCTATATAGATAAGCTTACCTATCTTTCTTTTAGAAATCCAATAAGAACGCACAACAACATATTTATAACCAAATGAACTAACGTTATTAGTAAGACCTAAGAAGTCTTTTAATCCATCATTGTTCTCTTTCATTTCTGATTCTATAATCATACGTGTCTGAAGAACAAGAGGATCAAATGTATCGTACATTACAGAATCTTGTCCAGGAATAGCATCTGGGTTACCAAGATTAGATTCTCTAACATTGATTAATCCATAGTCTTGTAACGATGAACGTAAGTGATCGATTTCCTCTTTCGTAAGATCTGGTATGCTTTCAATGATCTCTGAAAGCTCCATAACTTGTACTGTACCAGCAGCATAGGCTCCCTGAGCTCTACCTGTGGGATCAGATATCCATTTTCTATCAGGAGTAGTAAGAAACCAGGTGTTCTTTGGGTTAGCCACTTCGATGTTGAAACCAAGTTTCGAGTTGTCTTCATATATGTGATAAAATTGTCTAGCAGAAATAAGCATGTCTCTGAATGCATCTTCTGATTTTTCTTTTAAATTGAATTCAGCTTTTTGACAAGTAAGAATGTGGTTTGCCCATTTTTCAGCAACAGACGTGTAGCTATCTAACTGATCTTGAACTTGTTGCATTGTCATTTGTTCAATTTCTTCTTCAGGAATTTCATTTCCTTCCATAGCAGCTTTTGCCATGATTTGTTGTCTAGCTTGACTCATTACATATTGTTGTAATGTATCTGTTTTAAACTGTAACTCTTCTGATTGACTATCATCATCAAAAGCTTTCACTCTAAATGCATCAGGTCTTTTGCTGATTTCTCCTACTAATTCATTTACAGGAGTGGTGATAATAGAATACATCTTTACATAAGCAGGAAGTTCTAAATCAGATGTTAACACATCTGTAAAGCTTCTCACCTCTGGTTCTTGATAGAAATCTTCCATACGAAGAATGCCTTTCATAAGATCGTAATTCTTAACAAATGTATCTCTATTCTTTACATATTCAGCATATGCTTTGTTGGAGAAATAATCCATTGTGTTCTTGATCCAACTCTCGTCTTGCTTTTCTTTCTCTGTCTTAAACTGATCAGGAAAGATGTTTAAGTATGCATACCTGATTGTTGCATCTTTTGTATATCTAATTATTGCCATGTTATCTAAACATTTTATTTTTTGGTGAGTTAAACATTGATCTGCTCTCTGTGAACAGCATATTCTTTTTGTTCTTAGTGAACATTGATTTTATTCTTACATCTTCCTCTCCACCTATTTTTCCCATAATTGGATCTAGTTTCATTGCTAAAGCTATTGCAAGCTCTGCAGCAATGATACGGTCAAAGTTACCTTGTTCATTATATTGGATCATCTCTTCTAACAAGACAGGATCAAATATCTTTGACATACCTTTTATCTCTGATATAATGTTTCCATCTTCATCTTTCTCTACATGTATAGCTTCTTCTGTATACTTCTTCAATGCTCCATGTAAGAAGTCTCGTATTTTCTCAGAAGATCTATGTATTCCAAAATCTCTTCTTACAGTGGTGTTTGGAACTATTTCTTTTAACCAATCTGGTTGTCTTTCTAAATAATGTGAGTCTCCTTTAGCTATCATATAGTCTATGAAAGATATTTCATCATTCTCACATAAAGCTCTAGCATTATAATACTTAATTAGATATCTAGCTTGTTCTTCCCATGTTTCTTTCTTGTCTGGTCTAGCACAATAGCTGGCCACAAACATATCTTGATACTTCTCTCCAGAAATAGCATGCATACGTTTGTATATATAGACAGATCCTAATGAACTTGAATATGCAGACTTACCTTGTCTATAAGGGTCAATTCCTGCTACATATAATCCATATGGAGGACTATCAACAGGAAACTCATATATCACTACGGGAGCATCTTTCATGTCACTATTCT